ATGCCAAGGGGAGAGAGGCCTTTCATACTCTCTTAACCCCCCCGGGGGCGTCTTCAACGAGATATGTCGACTTCGACACTTGACCAAAGGTTCCAATTTCCTTGGGCCACCATGTCGTCGAAAGCACATCTCGTCGTTCCACGAATCCCGGAAGGATACTCTCTTTCCCGAAGAGTATCGTCCCAACAGGTCTGTCCTTCTATGCGGACTTTAAAGGACGTATCGTTTCCACAGTGGCAAGGGTCTTCGCCGCAACGGCAAGGAACCGGGAAATCCACTGGACGATACATGTCCAAGGCTCTCTGCGAGGTTGGTCCTGGTATAAGTTCCACCAGCGACCGAAGCTCCAGATGGTCACAGCCCTGGAGAATGTCGGGTCTAGTAGCATCGATGAGAACCTCCGAGAAGGTGGTCGAGCTACCCTGACATTCCATGATGGGATCCTCACAGACACGTATCTCTGTCCGTTGAGGTTGGTCCTTTATCCCCATCATTCGTTCAAAGGATGTAGGTTGGAGGGAAGTGCTATTTGCCTTTTCGCGCAACTTAGCATATTTCCAATTCAGCTTCTTTACATCCTCGTCCGCAGCCTTCTTCAGGCTTCCCTCTTCGAGTTCTTGAACCCCACCAGTAACCGAGGACCTCCAGTCTGTCTCATCATGAGTACATTCTAGAGAAAGCCCGTGCAATAACAACCCCAGTAATAGGGACCCGCCCATGGTCTGCTTCTGATTTCTCAGGAGAGGCTTGGGCGCGATCACCTTGGGGACTTGGTTATTGACATGGGACTTAACCTCGGAGAGAACCCGACCGATAGACCCGCCGATCTTGGCCGAGCGCTCGCACCTCCATTTCGCTCTCGCGTCTACGTTACAAAGTAGATAAGCCGCGATTCTCCCAGCGCAGTCCCTTTCGCCCTGTGTCATCTTCTCCCACCGTCGTAGAATCACCTCGACGGGGGCCACAATCCCTGCCCCCCCGATGCACTTAGGTGCATAGGGGAAGCAGCCCGGGGGAAGGAGTTCCCACTCCTTCTCATAGGTCTTCCGGAAAATTGTGTGGAGCCTGATATGAAACTTTTCATCTATCCCTCGGTAAAGTTCTTCCGAGAGAGATGAAAGCTCAGGCCAGCAGACACTTTTAGGCTGTCCAGCGCGCTGTCCCTTCTTAACGAGCTTAAAGAGAATAGACTGGTTCACAAACCCTTCCAGCTTCCAGGGGGCCCAATCGGCCTCTTGGTGGGAACAGGGTGTGACATGTCTTTCTCCTGCGATGTATGTGATGAGGTCATATGGCACCTCCCGCATCTCAGTCTTACCGCTCGGTGGCCTTCGAAGCTCACTGTTCATAAGAAGGAATTCGGTAGAAACATAATTCTTACCGACGGAGAACTCTAATCCAGCGTCACGGGTATAATATTTCCAGAGCTCATACTCTTCCTTATTACATATGAATGCGATGTCGTCGCCATTCACCTTCATCTGGGTCGTCTTATTGAACGGACGATCTAGAGCGGCG